CAGGCGGCGGTGATCCCACGCTTCGCCGGCGCGGCACCAACGGCCACTCATATCAGGTTCTCGTAGCCCCAAGCTCCCAGCGAGCGAATGGGCGCCCATCGCGCAGCCACGAGCGTCCCGCGTGGTCCCTGCAGGAGCTGGGTCAAGCAGCGGCGGGGGTGCCACAGCTCCCGTTCCTTGCCGCCGCGTACAGCTACGCCGGCGACCGCTCAGGGTACTGGCGCCTCTGGTCGGCCCTGGAGCGGACGGCTCAGGAGCTCCGTGCGCGCCACGCATGGCCTGCCCAGGTTCGAAACGCCGCCGGCGTGCCAGTGTTCTATCTCGAACTACTGGCCCAGTTGGTGTTGGACGAAGACGCGCACCCTCACCTGTTCCACAGTGCGCCGATCCTTTATGCCTGCTACGTCGGCATAGATGAGTCCACCTGGCGGCGCAGCGTCTTCGAGCGCTTCGACCAGGTGAAGCTGCGATTCATGGGGTGGGTCGGTCAGGCAATGGCAACGATGCAGCCACGCCTTGAGGAGCTCGAGGAGGATGGCGGCTGAGCAAGAGCGCCTCGCGCTGGGGCGGCGTTACGGCTGGACCTCACCCTCGGAGCGGGTGATTCGCCCCGCCTGGCAGCGTGAGACCGAGGTCACTTTTGTCCGAGTGAGCGCGAAGCCCGCGAAGTCACGCCGACGCCGGCGGCGCAGATCGCCGGCGAAGATCGCGGTCAAAGCGAAGCAGCGCGTGCTGCTGCCACGGCCTGCTGCGACGCCGATCGGCGCATTTCTGGGAGCGCCGGCGATCAGAGGCGGATAGAACTCAGGCGTTCCTCGGCGCCGCGAGGTTGTTACGGCGAAACGCTTCCAGCATGTCGCGCGGTAGCTTGTTCGTCATGCCGCGTACCGTGGCGAGAATAGATCCGGGCTAAACGCAACTAGGTGTGGGCGCCTACGCGGCCCGCGTTGCAACTCCTGCATTTTTCCGACGAAGTGCGTTGAAGCGGTCGGATCGACGACCGGCCAACTGCTCGGGTACCGGATTTCCGCAACCATGCGAAAAAAGGGCGCGCCGCCAAATTTCGGGGTCCCGCACTGCGCAAAATACTTGCAGGCGATCAGCTCGACGCCGCCGATCACGTAGAACCACTTCGCAGTCTCGCCAACATCGGGTTCCGTCCATCCAACCGTATCGCCGTCACGGGCCGGCAGCGCCGTGTCATACCAGGAGACGGCGCGACACTCCGTCTCCATCAAGCAGTCTCCGACGGACTCGTAAGGCCCGATCAGAGTCGGGCTGTTCCAATCGAGGCCTTCGTAGAGGCGAATGACGGCCGAGGCGGCGCCGCTCACGTTGCTAGCTCCTTACCGACCTGACACCGCCACGCTCGACGGCAGCTAGCACCTGCTGCATGAAATCTTCGCTGTTGCTTCCTGTTGAATGAGGCACGCCGTAGATCAGCCGCCGCGGCTCAAGCGTGCCCGAATAATTGATGCCGATGCCTGAGAGCGGTGGTGCGCGCGGAGCCTTGACGAAGAGCGCCGCGGCCGCGTTCAGCAGAAGCGATGCGCCGAGCGGGATGAGATACTCTGATGTAACCGGGAATACCACGCCGACGACGATTGCGACGATCCCGACGACGGCCTTGAGGGCGTTACTCATGATCGAACTCCGATCCGCCGCTCCCACAAACGCCGGAGAGCAGCGGGCGTTCCAGCTGGCAGAGCAATAATGGCCATGCCCAAGGGAAGGAGAAAGCGGAGCCGTGTGGAGCCGAAGCTCCCTGCGACAATCATCGCGCTCCCGAGCACTATTTTCGCGGCGTCAATCACCGTGTAAGTCCGATCCGCGCCTTCACGTTGGCCAGGAAGCGCGCGAAAGCCTGCTCGACCAGGTGGGCGCGCCACATGCGCTCGAGCGCTTCGGCGGGGAGCTGCTCGAGGTCGCGCGCCAACTGCTTCTCGGCTTTACTTGCCAGCAGCGCTACTTCCGCGGGCGCGCGCGAGGGATAGAACACGCGGACGTGAGGCGCAGTCATCGTGAGCCTTTCTGCTGCATTTCCTCGATACGATCCCACGTCTCATCGCATTCCAGCTCGGCGATCAGTACCAGCCGCTGTGCATGCGCGACGGAAGGAATCGATGAGAAAGTCGAAGCGTCCGCACGCGGGCCGCCCGAACGCTTGGCCGCGAGCGCCACGACTTCGCCGAGCGTGCGCACGCCATCGATCATCTTTTCAGCCTGGGCGGGTCCGGCCAGGAGCACACGACCTTGCCCCATGCCCTGGCGCACGGACGTCTGGCTGACGTTGCGCCCGCGCGCGACAGCGCGAACGAAATCGGAGTAGTACCCGTCGATCGTGGTCTGCACGGCCGCGCGCGCGGCGTCATCGAGTGGCTGATAGGGATTTCCTTCAACCTTAAATTTCCCAGCGGAAATGTAGGAGACTGCGACGCCTTCCTTTTTTAGAGCTTCCGAATAGTCGACGTGCATCGCATAGACCCCCACGCTGCCGACTTCCCCGCCTGGCGCTGCATAGAATTCGCTCGCCTGACTGCCTGCCCAGAATGCCGCCGAGGCCGCGAGGGAATTGGCGACAGCGAGGACGGGTTTCGCCTGGCGCGCTTGGTAGATCACATCGCCGAGCTCTTGGATGCCGTAGACCGAGCCGCCAGGGGAATCAATGTCGAGGACGATGGCGCCGACCGCCGGATCCGCGGCCGCCTGTCGCACGGCGTTCGCGATCCTCGAGGAGCTCGCGGTCGGCGTCGATAGGTCCTGCGCTTCGCCGCGTTGGGTCATGACGCCGTAGATGCCGATGACAGCGGTGTCGCCGGCGTAACCCTGGGACTGTTTCGTACGCGCTGCCCACACTTCCCGGCCGGCCTCGACCGCCTGGCGATCTTCGGCTGAGATGGTCTCGCCACGAGACAGGCGGACGAGTACGCGCGTCGCCAGAGGCATGAGCTCTCGGCGGAGCGCCCAGGGCGATGCGAGCAAAGTGGCGATGTAGCTCATGCGGCGGTCGCAAACTTATTCGGGATCCGAGAACGGATCTCGGCGAGCGCGGCAGTAATGTCCTCGACAGCCGCCGTCTTCAACGCGATCGCATCGAGTTTCGCCTGGCGCAGCCCTGCGAGGTGTAGGTCAATCCCCGGCGCGCCTGAGGTGTGGCGCTGCTCCTGGAATTCATTCTCAAGCTGCTCGCAGAACACATCGATCCTCGGGTCAGCGCCGCGCTCGAGCTGCGCGTCGCATCGACTGACGATCGCATGGGCCTGCGCCTCGCGGGCGCAGCGCGCCTGTCTCGCACGCAGCGCGTCATCGCGCGCTGTCTTCAAATTCTCCTCGATCTCTGCTACCCGCGCATCAGCGGCGTGTTCTTCGCGCGCAAGTGGCTCGCCGTCGACGTCACCCGAGGCACGGGCGCTCTCGCGCTCCTCGACAAGCGCCTTGCGCTCAGCGTACGTCGAGGCGCGCACTTCGGCGACGATCTTCTCGCCGAGCTTCGAGCCGCGGAGCCAGTCCAGTCGTCCCATGCTTGATCTCCTGTCAGGAAATGCGCGGCCGCGCCAACGATGAGGCCGGACCCGTGAACAAAACGAAGCGAATCCATACTCACGCGGCCGCGCATGTTGGTTTACTAGCGCGCTGCCAGTTGTACAAATGGCGACATTTGGTTCGAACCCTTGAGCGGCGTGAGCGGCGTCGAAATCTTCGGCTGGCCATCGACGCGGAAGCTGAATCGGAACGCCGCCGCGTCGGAATCGAACCATAAATGCAACGACATCTGCACCTCCGGGCCGCTCCTCTTCACGATTGCGAAGTAATACGACAGATCGAGCAACAGGACGTCGCCAAGTGATGAGAATGCGGCAGCGTGCTGCGACTGAAACATCGGGCGACCGAGCACCAGACCAACAGGTCCTGACATTCCCGGCGGTGGGCTCCCGGTGGCAGGGTAGATCGGGAAGGAGCCGAAGTTGACGCCTAACAGCGCCGCGACTGCATCCTGGCCGATTAGCCACACGGCCCGCCCGAATGACCCTGGCGGAAGCGCCGCCGCCATCTTCTGAAAGTTTGCGGCGGCGAACGTGCTGCTCGCCTGGCCTGACTCTTTGGCGATAGTGATCGCTGCGTTGCCGTTCAATGCGCCGATCGGCGTCCCATTGCCACGACCAAAGAGAATGGCCTCGTTGAGTTTCGCGCGAACTGACACGCCGGCGCGCAGCGGTAGCCAGGCGGCCATGCTTGCGGAGTCCGTGAGCAGCTCATCAGTCAGCGGCACGAAGGCGAGCAATTTGCTCATGCGCAAGACGTCGTTCGAGAGCTTCGGTTTCAGTTGCGCTAGCGCCGTCGCTTCGATCTGCCAGCTCGCCGAGACTCCGGTCGATCCCCACGGCAATGTTTGATCCGTCGGAAACAACATGCTGTTGCCGCTGATCGGCACGACATCGCACAGCGGCAGCAGCGCATCCTCCGCTGCGGCGAAGGTCCAGATTTCGCGCGCGAAGTCCGGCGGCACCGCGGCGCCGCCGTCGGCGAGGGTGAGTTCGCTACCGACGGTAGTCGGTGCGGCGGCCAGAAACTTCAGCCGCTCATCGGCGCCGCTGTTGACGGAGCCCGACGGGCCGGATGCGCGGCGCACCGCGGCGGCGAATTCCCCGATGTTGCGGAAGCCTGCTTTCGGATCGTCCTCGAGCAGCGGACGGCCGCCGGTGATGCTCACCAGGTCGATCGCGGTGGCCGCTCGGCCGACGGCGGCGCGCGCTTCGCGAAGAGCTGCAGCGGTCATAGCGTCAGGCTTCATATTGCGACCTCTGCGGCGTTGCGGTGCGTCGGGTCGTAGTCGTCGAGCCGGTGCTCGAGCACACCTGCGGTGGTATCGAAAGCCTGACGTGCGCGATTGATGCGAGCGATTTGATCGTGCTCGACCGCCTCGGCGCGCGCCACGGCGCCCTTGGCCTCTGCGACTGCCGAGCGCGCGGTGGAGACTGCGGCTTCAGCCGCTGCGATTTCCTTGTCGCGCTTTTCCCGCTCGGCGGCGATGAACTTCTTCACATGCTCGCGCGCCTGGAGGCGCTGCGCCGGCGTGGCCTGGCTGAAGAACTCGTGCAGGGATTCTCGGTGGAGGAAGGTCGGGATGATGCTCGCGGCGTCCATCAGCGCGTCCTGTTTCGGTGGGTCGGGGCTGAGTAGATACGAAAACTGTCTCGCTAAGTATCGAGACAGATAGGAGCCGGTAGATCGCCGGCCGAGACCGGCCGAACTGTTCCATGAGCTGCGGAATGCTCGCGCCCGCTCGGCGAGCGCGCTGCATGCGCTGAGCGAGCGCCAGGGCCCTCTGGTGCCGCGGATCACGGTTGCCATCTCGGTATTCGCCCAGCTCGAGGATCGCCGCCACGAGGCCGTCCGCGGTTTCCTGGAGCCATTTCGGCTCGACCGCCGGCGCCACGCGCTCGGTGAGCTCGATCAGGCGCGCGACGAGTTCGCGGAGATCCTGGTTGCCGGCTGGCCCGGTCATGGCGCAGGGGCGAACTCATCGACCAGGCTCTCGGCGATCGTGCGCACCTGGTCGAGCGGCAAGCCACTCAGCGTTGCCGCGGACTCGGCGTCGTAGCCGGAGAGCAGGAGGCGCGCGGCGTACTGACGTTGCACGTCCTCGCCCTGGGAGGCGATCCCGAGGAACGATTTCGGCACGAAGCGCGTCATACGTCCTCGTCCGGCGGGGCGATTCCGAGATCCCGCTGCCAAGCGCGCAACTCGTGGACGAGAATCGGCACGGCGCCGGCACGGCGCTGCCTGGCGACCTGGCCATACATGGCGCAGTAGATCCCCAGGAACTCGACGTTTGCCTCAGTGAGGCGGTTCTCTGCGATCAGAATCGCTCCAGCGCGGGCCCACTCCGCGCGGCCATCATCGGTCACCAGGTAGTCTGGCGGCGGCGGCAGTTCGGCGATGGGTGGCAGTGTGTACTCCGTCATACCCCGCGATCCTTGAATCGATCGAACCGGCTCGCGCTTGGGTTCGAATGCGGTATGGACGGCTCGCCTACCGGAATCTTAGTCCGCGCCTGTACCGTCATGCCGAGCTCGCGCAGCCACGCGCGCAGCTCCGCGTAAAGGCGCGGCTCTGGCCGGCGCTGCGACCAGACTTCGGCGAGAAGGCGCGCTGCAGCCTCGATGCCGATCTCATCCGAGGAACTGAGCACGATCTTCGGCAGCCGCTCGCAGATCCAGCGCCAGGCGGGCCCGACATCAGTCGGGAGATGCGCGGGCGGTTTGAAGTCGACAGGGCCAGCGCCAGGCGCGTCCTCGCGGCGTCTGCCGGGGTTGTGTTTGAAAGCGCCGCGAATATCCAGCACTTTCGACGGCGTCCGAGGCCTCCCCACAAAATCAACGCCCGCGTCCGGAATTTTGAGGACGCAGAAATTTCACTGCGCTGCGCTTGCAGAAGAGTTTTCGGCTGGGTC